CGCTTACTGCATAGTCTGTCTTTTGTTGGTAAACACCATCTAAAAATACTTGTGTATTGTTTTCATGTATTGGTGAAAGGCTTAAAGTAAAAGCTGTGGTACTGCCATTACAAGTAAATTGATCGTTGTTTAAATTGTTACCTGAAACAGCACCCTTGACGTGGTAAACAATAATGTTCCTATCAACTAGCGGTGCCTCATCAAAGGTTAGGGTTGTTCCGGAAAGAACAAAGTCACTCGGGTTTTGATATGCACCCTCTATAAATACAATGAGGTTATCTTCGCTTGATGGTGCTTGGCTTAGAGTAAACGCTGTTGTGGTATCGTCACCAGTGAAGGTATCAACACTAAGTGTAGAGGTAACCTCTGTCTTGACATCCTCTAATAAAGCCGCAACTACCCTTAACTCTGCCTTATCGCCAGAATTAAAAGCTTGTGCAGTCGTGTCATCTTGCCCCCTAATAACAGTAAGTGTGTTACCACTCCTTGCGGTTACCTTAACAATCTCCCTGTTGGTAGTATCGTCAAAGGTTACATAGAAATGATCGCTACCGGTTATGGTAGGGAAAACAGAACCATCGGTTACAGCGATACTCGTGACGCTGCTATTGATTCCTGCGGCAAGAGTTGTCGCTGCGTTGTTGGTAAACTTAACAGCCATTAGCTAACTCCTTTAAAATTAACTAACTGTTACAGTCCAAGTAATTGTCATTGAGTCAGACGCACCCTTATTAACTACTGAAAAAACAGTTCTACAAAGCAAGTCACCGGAAGAAGAGGCATTTAAAATACCCGCTTCAGTTACGGCACCTGTACCAGTACCTGCTGCAAAAGTTGCTGTATAAGTTACAACAGCACCTGATACATTAGTACTTGTCAAAGCAACACGACCTAGCTCAGTTCCTAAAGAGGAATTGCCAGCTGCGGCTGCTGTAGAACCACTACCAATTGCCATGTGAGACATAGCAGTTGCGGTAGCATCTTTCATTCTAGAAGCCACATATTCCTTTCCGTCTGTGACGACAAGGTTGTTTACTTCTTGAACGGTTTCTCCATTAAGAGCAATCTTAAGTTTACCTGTAAGTTTTAAACCATCGTTTAACATTTAAATCTCCTAATTTAATACGCTTGTGTTAAAAGCACTTGTATTAAGAACGCTGCTTGATCCTGAAATTAGAACCACATTAATGGATTCAGTTATAGAAGCAGTGTCTGACAAGGCTTTTGAGAAAGATATCACTTCTTCGTCTGATAAGGAAGTGCTATCCGTATAGATACTTCCAGCCCCGGACGTTAATACTTCGCTTAATGTAATGCTGTCAGAGAAGGATGTAACAAACTCTATACTGGGACTATCTGTTAACGAAGCTGTGTCTGCCTTGCTGGTTGATATTGCATAATTTAAAGACTCCGCAATGCTAACTATATTGTTTTTGTTTATTCCAAAATCTGTTCTTAGATCATCAGATGGGCTTGCTATATCATCAAGAGCATAAGCATCTGCAAAGGATCTACTATACGTTACTACTCTTGCAAGTGACTCTGATATAGAAACAGATTCTGGATTGCTTACAGATATGCCTCCACCCATTCCGCTATGATTTGTACAATAATAATGTAAGGACGCTGAGGTTGATGCGGTTACTTGTATTTCTACGTAAGCACCCGATGATCCAGCCGTGCCACTTACTGTGACGTTTGTTGAATAAGCAGTTCCACCGCCGTGTGTACCATTTGCGGTTTCAGAAAACCTAAATGGATGACCACTAACACTAGAGTCTGAGATATCAAAAATATATGTTTTACCAACATCAAGTGTTAAATCTGGGCTGACAGACCCATCTATGTAGTACTTGTTACCCGAGCCATAAGAGTTAGTTCCAGACGCCACGGTGACTGTATAGGTAGTGGTTCCTCCTCCGGGAACAGCCTTAATAAATTCCTTAATATCAGATTCAGATATGGTTGTTCCGTCTGACTGTGGTAGATCAACGCTAAGTGCAGGATCGTCAGAAACTGACATGGTGTCACTTTTTGCTGGATCAACACTGAGAACCTCTGAGTCTAAAAATGACAAAGTGTCACTTTTTGCTGGCTGTATTTCTAAGGTGGGTAGGTCGCCCAAAGAAAGCACATCAGAGTCTGTTGTGAAAAAACTTATTGCCGGAGAGTCGACAAGGGTTGATGAGTCTGTAAAAGCCCTAACAAAAGATACTTCTTTTAAAAGACTTTCGGTTATGCCTACCGTATCTGCTTGTGCGGATGTAAAACTTAATATGCTTTCTTCTGCAATAGAGAAAGAGTCTGCCCTTGATTTTGATACAGACAACGCAGGGACATCAGTGATAGATATATTGAGTGCGTTGACGTTATCGCCAACAAAATAAAGGTTCTTACTATCTGGGTCTAGTCTTATGTCTGTAGCAACAAGCTTAACAAACGACAGGGTGTTTTTAAGATCTACGAAAGATAAAAGGGTTGTTGATGAACCAGCGGTGGAGCTTAAGGATGCAAGCTCTTGCTTATCTACCGTTAGATGTAGACTGGCGAATGATACTGATATTTTCAGTGCCATTAGTCAAAATCATCTCTTACGGTAAATTTTATTAATTCATTAACTGTTTGAATATTTCCATCTGACTTTGTAAACTCAACCTCGCCCTCATAAAGACCAGCTGAACTAAATGTGCTGCTTGGAAATATCATTGTGCAGACACCGTTTGAAGCGTCTGTTATTGTGCACAAAATTGTTTGTAGCACTGTTGTTGTTCCTATCTCTCTAACCCTAACCCTTACAGTGCCGCTGGTTATATCTATCGGTGCAAAGGTTGTTGCGTCCTCTGGATCTAAGGTTTTACCAGACGCAGCTGTGTTTGAGTCCTTTAAGGTAATAGTAAGTTCTGGAAGAGTGTCTCCCACAACTAGTTTTAAATTTGCTGAATATGCCATTAGTATCCAAACTCCTGATATTTAACAGTTAAGTTAGCTCCAACATTTCCATATTTGGTTTTTCTAACTGCCAAAGCCTCTCCCTTATCATACATTCTTTTATTTAAATCGGCAGCCTGAACATCAGACCAAGGTGAGTCTTTCATCATCTGTAGTCTATAAAGTGCACCATGTACGATTACTTCTTGATACTCGTTAGCAATAATACTTGGAATTGTTGTTGAAGTTTGTTTTGGCTTTAAGCTGTATAAGGCATAAAGCGTTTCTGTTGACTCTGGTGTTGGTGCTACTAAGATTGTTTCTTGATCCTTTTGTGTGTAGTAATCAACCCTACCTTTTCCATAAACACTAAAGATAGACTGTGAGCCTATTTGTGCTTTTGCTTCTATAGGAACCAGTTTCTTTTGTGATATGTGGGTGATACTTGAATCAGATCTAGATCTAAATATATCAATAATGTGATTAAGCTCTGCTCCAGCTGGTATATCTAAGTCGCTGGCGTCATATTCATTTACATTTGCAACTACCACAAATGGAGTAATGTCTTGCATATAAATATCTGTGTTAATACAAAAATCAATTAATGTATTTCTTAATTCATCAAGTATTATAAACTTCGGACAGTTCGGTGCCTCCCTTCTAACTTTAGGAACCAGCGTTTCTATTTTCTTTGATACTGCCATTTACTAAGTGTCCTGTGCTGGGGTTGCTGGTCTTGGCTGAGATCCTGCGTCCGCCTGTGTTTTAATGCCTAGTCCATTTTGAAAAGATGCGTAATATGAAGCTGACCTTTGTAGATCTCCTGCATACTCAGAATCTTTCTGATATGACCTGTAAAGCATATAATCTAAGATAGCATTAGCGTAAGTATCATCCAACCCTATAGTTGTAGTATCTGTTGCAAAATCACTAATAGTTATATCTGATGGTGATGAACTATAAATAATTTCTATAGTGTGTCCGCTGTCAGATGGGTATGGATATACATAAAATGATTTAGGGTCCACTGGATTATAAATATAATGCTCCACAGAAAGACCTGTTGATGAGTACCAATCATCCACCTGATCGTCTAATATCTTTCTTTCAATAATAGTAATAGGTGTTTTGTTAGGACTAAGGTTCTTGTATATGTCCAAAAGCCTTAAGCCACTTACTGGTAATGTTTGTTTGGCTGACTCAGCCAGTGTGAAAGATTCATTCGTTGTGCTGGCATCAGGTCTGAAAAGAACAATTTCTCTTTGCCCGTCATTTAAATAATCTAAAAGGGTTTGCTGAGACCAACGCACGATCGACGTATCTTGTAAGATCTCTTCTGCCTTATCTATGACATCAATGACCTTAACCGTCGCCACTTTAGAGACCTAATGTTTTTTTCTCTTCTTCTGAAAGAGATCTTTCATCATAGATGAATTGCCAGTACTCTGCTCTGTGTGCAGGGTTCCAAGGTACAACTTTCCCATGCTCGCCTTTAGAAGCAATCGGATCATTGCTGCCTGTCTTTGGTTCTGACTTTGGCTGTGGCTTTTTCTTTTTAAGATCTTCTACCTGAGCCTCTAAGTCAGAAAGTTTTGATTTTTTGTTAAGGTCTACACCAAACTCTTCTTTGGCGTGTTCAACTAATTCGTCTTTGTTCATAATAAATTCCTATAGTTAGTGTGAATAGGGTATCACAAAAAAGTGGGGAGCCGAAGCTCCCCGGG